TGCCTGCTGAATCGCCACCTTGACTGCCAATGCCAGCAGTATCACCGCCATTGGCATCGCTGCCATAGACTGGTGTTCCACCAAGCCTTGCAATTTCAGCGTCAGCTTGAGCCTTGGCCAGATTGGCAGTTTCAATGCGGTCATACAGTCCTGGGTCATATCCACCCATTGGCGTGTTGGCCACAAAGTTCTGATAAGGGTTTTGGAATGGCTTCATCTGGCCCATGATCTGAGAGTATGGGGATGCACCACCAGCTGTCACAGCAGGGTTAAATTGAGCGCCAATGGGGATTGACTGAAAGTTGGCAAATGAGCCGCCAATGCCCATGTTCGCACCAGGCGCTGCCGTTGCTGGCGTGTAAAACTTGCCACCGGCATTGTTCTGAATCCATGACAAGTCAGCATCTGTCAGGTTGAACATATTCTTTGCTTGCGCTGATGTCACCTGATTCTGTGCCAACAGACTATTAAGCAAGGCAATGTCACCGGCCTTGTATGCAGCCTCAAGCTGGGCATTTAATGCCGCATTGGTGGCTGGAGGAGCGACCACTGGAGGAGTCACCACTGGAGGTCTGACCACGGGAGGAGTGACGGGGGGTCTGACTACAGGAGGAGTCACCACGGGTGGAGTCACCACAGTGGGTGGAGTCACCACCGGAGTTGTTGTGACAGGAGGTGTCACTACAGTTGGAGGTGTGACCACTGGTGTGGTCTCAAGCAATGACGCAAGCCTTGTTTGCTCTTGTCTTTGTCTTGCAGCCAATTCGGCTTGGGCTGCTCGTTCATAGGCCAAGTCAGCCTCAGTTGTTGGCGCTGCCGCTTCCATGCGAGCCTGCACACTCTCAGGCGTTACGCCAGTGGCCCTTGCAAGGTCGCCAGCGCTGATGCCATACTGATTCATGCCAATTTCAATCTGGGCATCGCTCAAACCTTGAGCCTGAGCCTTTGCAAACGCATCAAAGATTTGTTTGTAATATTGCTCTTCAGTGCTGCCGTTATTGAGCGCGTAATTCAGTGCTGCTGAAATTGCCATATTTATCCCCTAAAGTTCCTTTGCCATTACAGACCATTGTGGGCTGTAACCTTCGTCTTTCAAAAATGTCTTTGCCCAGCCTCTTCGGCCTGCCAAAGTCACCCTAGTGCAGCCAACAGACTTGCCCCAGGATTCGATCAATGGTCTCATCCTTGAGAGTTCATCTAGGTCGCCACCAGCCAAGAAGTAATGCAAACACTTCAGTCGTGGGTAGACAATGATCTCTGTCAATACCACCGAGTCCTTGGCCGGCCACAACTGCAATCTGTGACCCTCGACCATCTCAGTGACATCGTCAAAATTATGTGTGCCTCCAGAGTATTCTAAGGCAGCCTCCACATGGTGGCGTAGCCTCTCCAAATGTTCTTGGTCGCTCATCTCTTTCCACTTGGGACTGCATCGAGCCTCATCACCCCAATTCGCCAGTCGGCCAATACCGCACCAGTCACCTTCACATTGACCTGACGCGCTGCAAACCTGACATCAGTCGGATTGGCTGCCGTGTATGGCCCAAATGTGGATTGTGTCCCAGTGGGGTAATTACGGGTTTTGAATGAAACCACCGCCTCACCCAAGGTCTGCTCATCTGGCACAACTTGCCTGACCGACATGATGTTGTCGCCATTGCCCAATTGCACTGGCCCAGACTCAGCGTAGACGCTGGCACTGTCATAAGCAAAGCCAACCTCATGCTCATAGACATAACCATCGGTAGACACGGCCATGGGGTTGGTAAACACTCCGGCATCAGTGCCAGCAGTTCTGGCCAATGTGCCTATGTTCCAGTGGTTTTCTCTGTAGTTGAAAGTGCAGTAGCTGTCATTCTCATTGCTGCCACTGCTTGGGTAGTACCACCAAATCTCACCATATTGGCTGTTGTGGACCGCATAGACTTTGGATGACTGATTAAAGTTCATATTGCCAAAGACATAGTCGGACACATCGCTTGGCAGTGGCTTGACATATCCGTCATAAATCCAGAAGCCTGCCTTGCTCATCCAAATGGCAGCAGTGTCAATGGCAGCCACTGCTTGGGCCGAGATGAGACCGCAGCCAGAGCCGGCCTTCTCAAAGCCATAGACAAATGGAGCGCCAACATACTGGGCCGTGTGGACATCGACATCGGTAAACAAGAGGTTTATACCCTTGACCCGTTTGCCGGCCAGCAGTGTGCCAGGCGTTGCAAGCTCATAGTCGCCTGCCTGGTTGTCGGCTGCTGGGGTCCAGACTGTATTGTTCTCTTGGTCGCACCATTGGACCTTGCGTGGGTTTCCACCAGCGCCAAGGGCAAACATGATGCGCTCGGCAGTCACCATGACCGCCTTGTTACTCGTTGGGGCATTGGTGATGACAGCTGCGAGTGTGGGGGTTGTGAAACCCAGTTGCCACTCATAGAGCTTGCCATCGGCATTGGAGCAGGCAATCAAATACTGGCCCCATGTGTCCATTGACCATGTGGTGGCCGGAGTGATTGCACCCAAATCAGGTCTGGCCACACCATAGCTAAATTTGCCATAGTCACTGTAGCCGTAGCCCGTCTTGACAATGGCATCAGCCACACCGGCTGTAAAACCAGTCGGGGTGATTTCCTTGATCGTGCCAGACTCGCTCATGGCATAGAGCTTGGTGTGCGTGCCAATGCCGGTAAAACGTGTCGCGCTATTGTCGCGCCAGCTCAAGAAGCCTCGGCACATTCCGCTGATCTGGGTCGATGAGCGCTTTCTCCAGCCACCCATGGGCCGCAAAGTGTTCTCGTACCAGCGCACAAGGTTTGCGTCATACCACCGGCCTGCTGACTGGTACTCAGTGCCGTTTCTGTAAATGCCTGGGGGGAGTTTGAGGGGTATGTACATGGCAGTGTTTAGGTAATGTTTGAGACAAAGCTCATTGTGACAATGGCTGATGGGACTGCTGGCCGTGTGGGGGTTGTTCCGGCAGGGTATTGCTCAATCGAGACACCGACATCGGTTGTCCTCCACATTATCTCAACATAGTCATTGGCATTCAAGCTCAAAAAGTAATTCATGGCACCAATGGTATGGAATGGATCACCAACACCTTTTCTGGGTGCAAAGCCGAATCTGCTGTTTGAGTTTGCCGCATTTGTGCCATTGACCCGAAACCAGACATCCACATCCTGAGAGTCATTTGTCGTATTTGTAAACTGAATGGAAAACTGCAAGTTCCAGATTCCGGCATCGGCCACAGTGATTCTGGACCCACTGGCCATAGTCACACCATTGGAAAAGTCTGTGGTGTTGAATGTGACCGCGTAGGCCGTGGTGGTGTTGGCAGCCACCTGGTCGGTTGAGTCTTGAAAAGCCCCATAGGGGTTGTTCATAAACTTACCGCCTCTTGGTCCAAACAGAGACCCCAGCACTGTGGTCAGTTTTCTGAAGTATCCATTCAAGGCACTGTAGTTCTCATTCAAGTGCCTGCGCTCATACGCTTCTGGGGGGAAACCCAGACTTGGTATCGATGGAGTCTCTAATTGTTGCTGCTTGGTGGCCATGGCTAATTATGTCAGGACAGACAGGGCATGGTTGATGTGTTTGATCCTGTCGTCTAGGCCAATAAACCCGCCATTGATCTTTTTGGTCATGGTCTTATAGTCTTGGTTGTCCGCATACTGGTTGAGCTTGTGGGTGTCCCAGAACCATCCGGCAGTCAGTGCAGCATACTGGGGTGTGGCCACCAGCTCCGGCTGCATGATCAGGTCCACACCCAGCGCCTTGCCAGCATGGTGGTAGTTCGCAGAGCCTGTGAGCTGGATGCATCCTCGGCCTCTAAATCTGTACCCATCACCACTTGCCTCATCTCGGTTGCCCATTCGGCTGCTGTAGACAGTGTTGGCAATGAGCTTGGGATTCTTGGCACACATCTGGGCCTTGGCCGCATCAAAGCGCTTGGGCCAGAGCTTTTGCAAAGCCTCGGCCCTGTAATTCAAGTTCTCTTCCAAGATTCTGAAGTTGCCACACTCATGGCCACACTGGCCGATAAAGGCAGCCTGTCTCAGTGGCGTTGAAATGTCAAAGCGCTGGAATGTCTCATTGAGCGCATTGACCCACTCTGGGCCGATGTGCAGCCGTGCCAGTTGTGCTTCATTGACCATTGACCAAACTCCTTACTTCGTTATAAGCATCAATGCAGGCATTGAGCTGGGCCGTGTTCCTGTCGCCTTGGGCCACTATTTCGGCAATGGCTTGGAGGGTTTCTCGCTCGGCATCAGGAGCTGGGTCAGCCGGTCTGTCAAGTTGGCTTCCTGCTTCTTTGCTATCTGGGGCGGTAATGGTGGCACTTGCGC